GTCCAGCAGGAGATAGTGGTCCAACGGGAGCAACGGGTCCAACAGGAGATGGTGGTGCTACCGGAGCAACCGGTCCAACAGGAGCGACCGGCCCTACAGGTCTTATTGGTCCAACGGGTTCTACCGGTCCAGCTGGAGTAACTGGCCCCACCGGAGCAACGGGTCCGACAGGAGCCACTGGCCCCACCGGAGCAACCGGTCCGACAGGAGAGACTGGTACTACGGGTTCTACCGGCCCGACGGGACTTACTGGCCCAACGGGAGCGACAGGTCCAACGGGAGTTACTGGTCCTACAGGTCTTACCGGAGCCACAGGTTCCACCGGAGCGACAGGTCCAACAGGATTGACTGGACCAACCGGAGTTACAGGCCCAACTGGACTAACAGGTCCAACGGGAGCGACAGGTCCAACAGGATTGACAGGTCCAACAGGAGATACCGGCCCAACAGGAGCCACGGGTCCAACGGGAGCGACAGGTCCAACAGGATTGACAGGTCCAACAGGATACACCGGCCCAACAGGAGCGACAGGTCCAACAGGAGCCACGGGTCCAACGGGAGCCACCGGACCAACCGGAGTAACCGGCCCAACCGGAGTAACGGGTCCAACGGGAGCCACAGGCCCAACGGGAGCCACAGGCCCAACGGGAGATACAGGTCCAACGGGAGTTACCGGTCCCACTGGTCTTGGCCCAACAGGAGCGACCGGCCCGACAGGGGATACTGGCCCGACGGGAGATACCGGTCCAACGGGAGCGACGGGTCCAACCGGCCCAACTGGTGACACAGGACCAGGCATAACTGTTTTTGCCAATGTATTTACACCGCTGGCAGAGGATTCTGAAACAGCAGTATTACTTTCAGGGGATGTTCGTTTTAGTAATAACGGAATTATGCAGGGGATTACCCATACACCTGGAGATGCACCTATAACAATAGAGCAAACCGGTGTATATAAAATCAATTATAGTATCTCAATAAGCAATAATATTGACGCTACGGTTACCTTAGCAGTCAATGGAGTAGATGTTAGCTCTGCCGCCGTTCCAACTGAAATAATGGTGGGAACATTCTCAAACTCATTTATACTGAGTCTTACAGCAGGGGATGTAATTACTCTGAGAATCGAGTAGATAAGGCTGTTAAGATTTAGGTTGGGAGAATAAAAAAACAGATGCCGGCAATCTGTCTTTTATAGACAGGTTGCCGGCATCTAATATTAACCAAGGTATCTTATTTAATAGAAAATACCTATACTAATTTTATCACATTTAGAGATAACTGATTGTAAAATGCAAATGCTGCTTTGTTAACATAAGCATCATCTCTTCCAATTAAAGTTGTCTGATATGCTCCTGGCGTAACGGGGAAATCTGTCGAGCTAGTAATACCTACCGTATATACTGCACCATCCGGTCCGACTTCAATACCGCGACCATCAGCCCCGTTGCTGCCCCCCAGGTAGTATGAAACAATAAGGTTAGTAAGATCTGTTGATAAAATGCTGATAAATGCATCTTCAGGTCCTCTCAAAGCTGAGGGGATTACATTTGGTGTTATTGGAAAGTCACTTGCTGAAGTAAATCCTGTGATATATGCATGGCCCTGTAAATCTGTATTGATATCTCTAACTGAACTCCCAGTGCTTCCCCCAATAAAGGTAGATCCAATCAGACTGTCTCCAGACGGAGATAATTTGGAAACAAATGGTTGACCATTAGTAGGGCCCTTTGTTGTTTGGAAAGCACCAGGTGTTACTGGAAAATCGGATGAATTGGTGCCTCCCGTGACATAAGCATGGCCCAAGGTATCTAAAGCAATGCTATAACCGTAATCAAAATTGCTTCCACTCAAAAAGGTAGAGTAGACAAGAGAACTTCCGTCCATTGCCAGTTTTGTAACAAATACTGCATCCTCAACAAAAGTAGTCTGAAAAGCACCTGGTGTCACCGGGAAATTGGTAGACTCCGTAGTGCCAGTCACATACGCATGCCCCTGTGTGTCTAAAGCGATTCCGAGGCTACTTTCAGAAAAATTACCGCCAAGATAGGTGGAGTAAATTAGGCTTGCTCCGTTAGGAGAAACCTTAGTAATAAACCCACTACTGTTTGTATTGGGTAAGGTTGTTTGAAAGGCACCTGGGGTGGAAGGCAAAACAGTAGAGGTCGTTCGCCCTGTCACATAAGCACTACCTTGCGAATCTACGGCAATATCATAGCCTATATCAATATTGCTATTTCCCAAAAAGGAGGAGTAAATAAGGCTCCCACCATCTGCGGCTATTTTAGTAACAAACATATAGCCACGAGTGGTTTGAAAAGCACCTGGTGTTATTGGAAAGTTTATTGAATTGGTCTGTCCTGTGACATAGGCGCAATATTCGTCATCCAAGGATATACCAAAGCCTCGATCTGTGCCGCTGCCCCCAAGATACGTAGAATAAACAAGAGATCCTCCGTTGGGGGAAAACTTGGTGACATAAGCATCCTCGTTTCCGGAGAAAGTAGTTTGAAAGGCACCTGGTGTTACTGGGAAGCCAGTTGAATTCACGTATCCAACTACATAGGCATGACCCTGGTCATCTACTGCAATCTTTTGACCGTATTGAACATCTGAGCCTCCAAGATAGGTGGAATACTGTAGTATAGGGTCTATAACAAGGGGGATATCTGAAGAATAATCCCCAGTTAATTCAAAACCAATATTGAAGTTATTGTATAGCTGATAGGTGCAGTTCACTGGTATGACAACACCTTCGATCTCCTGATAAGCAATAGGAGCTAAGTCGGTGAGAGTTCCTAGTGCATGGTGTACCAGAAGATTTCCAGACGCATCTATTTCCAGATTCTCAGCTCCTTCCCAATGAAGCCGGAGAGAAGAGACATGTTCTGGACGATCTAATAACCAGTTCATTTTCAAACCATCATCACTGGCGGAAATCTCCAGATCCACGCCTTCCCAGACTGCGTTATACCGTAGTTCCTTATAATGAGGAACTCCATTTTGCCATTTGGAAGAGTCATTTCCTTTGAAATAATGGTGATATCCTTCCAGCTGAAATACCCCCTCTGAAATCAGATTGGTATTTGCATTTGCAAAGGAAAGCTCCAGAGCCACCCCATTTCTAGGCTGATCCGGTTCTGGAACTTGTTCCTCTATAGGCTCCAGCTCCACGGAAGTAATCCGGTCTGAAGAAAAGAAAAAACGGCGTCCTTTATAATTTGTCGTATAGTGTGCCCTCTGATCCTCCTGCCCATTATTTTTAACAAAGGAGAGAGGAAGCTTAGTTTTATTTATAAGCATGGAATCGTTTAAGTGATTTCGCATAATATGCACCTCTTTCTAAATGGTTATAATGCATAATATGCAAAATGCTCTATTAGTGAGACAGCCTTACAGAAAGCCTATGAAAAATATTACCAACATAACATGACTAAAATAATCCTTTTATACTCAGGGAGAACTGTTTATAGAATGCAAAAGCTGTTTTTGTAACAAAGGCATCTCCACTTCCTATTAAATTTGTTTGGTATGCTCCTGTTGTAACAGGAAAGTCAGTAGAGGTAGCAGTTCCTGTAGTATAGATTGCTCCCTCTGGCCCTATAGCTATGCCGTATCCATATTCTGAATTGCTACCTCCCAGATAGTAAGAAACAAGAAGGTTGGTTAGGTCTGCTGAGAGAATGCTAATAAATGCATTATAAGTTCCTTTTAATGAAGAAGGAAGTACGTTTGGTGTTGTCGGAAAATTGGATTGTGTGGTATAACCAATGACGTAAATGCGTCCTTGCAGATCGGTTTTGATATCAAAGCCATAGCTTGAATCAAATAATGAAACACCCCCTCCCAAGTATGTGGAACCAATCAGACTGTCTCCTGTTGGAGAGAGTTTGGTTACAAAAGTCTGAAATTCAGGAACGCCCCTAATTGTTTGAAAAGCATCAGGTGTTATTGGAAAAGTTGATGAACCGGTATATCCTGTTACAGAAGAACAGCCCAATGTATCTACAGTAATCTTGGAACTGAAGTTAGAATTAACCACGCTCTCCTCCCCTCCATCTAAAAAGGTTGAGTAGACTAGAAAGCTTCCATCAATTGCAAGCTTTGTAACAAAAGTAGCTATACTATTTGGTGTAAAAGTAGTTTGAAAAGCACCTGGGGTTACAGGAAAATCAGAAGAATATGTTCTTCCTGTAACATAGGCATAATCCTGAGTATCCAAAACAATGCCAAAACAGTTGTCATAAGAACTACCTCCTAGATAGGTGGAATAGATAAGGCTAGCACCATCTAATGAGAATTTAGTAATAAATCCACTATTTTCGCCACCCGGATAAGTGGGTTGAAAAGCGTTGGGGGTTGTAGGCAAGACTGTGGAATTGGTTTGCCCTGCAACATAGGCGTTGCCTTGAGAATCAACGGCAATGTCAAGACCTATACCACTTCCATTATTTCCCAAGAAAGTTGAGTAAACGAGATTCTCTCCATCTGCCGAAATTTTAGTAACAAAAATACCACCAGGAGTTGTTTGAAAAGCATTAGGAGTTATAGGGAAATCGACTGAATTGGTGTCCCCGGTTACATAAGCATAATTTTGTGTATCTATTGAGATACTCCAGCCCTGATCGACTGCACTCCCACCAAGATAGGTGGAATAAATAATAGATTCCCCATTGGCAGAGAATTTTGTGACAAATGCGTCGTAATCCCCAGCAGGAGTTGTTTGAAAGGCACCGGGTGTTACTGGAAAGTCAGATGAACTGGTTCTTCCAGTGATATAAGCATGGCCTTGATTATCTACTGCGATTGCATAGCCCTCTTGTTGAGCGCTACCCCCAAGATAGGTAGCATACTGAATAATGGGATCAATAACAATGGGGGCTTCGGAAGAATAATCTCCAGTCAGTTCAAACCCAAAATCAAACCCACCATACAACTGATAATTACAATCCACCGGTACATAAACCCCATCAATTTCCTGATAAGCAATGGGAGCCAAGTCAGTAAGAGTTCCCAGTGCATGATGAATGAGTAGATTTCCCGCTTCGTCAATTTCCAGACGGTCAGCCCCTTCCCAATGAAATCGAATGGATGAAACTTTTTCAGGTTTGTCTAACAGCCAGTTCATTTTCAAACCGTCCTCGCCTCCGTAGATTTCTAAATCCACGCCCTCCCAGACAGAGTTGTACCGTAGTTCCTTATAATGGGGAACTCCATTTTGCCATTTTGAAGAATCATTTCCTCTAAGATAATGGTGGTATCCCTCCTGTTGAGATATCCCCTCTGGAATGATATCGGAGTTAGCATTTGTAAAGGAAAGCTCCAAAGCCACGCCATTCCTGGGCTTATCCGGTTCTTCAAAACCGTCAGGAAAGTGGCCGGGCTCTGGTACTTGTTCCTCTAAAGGCTCTAGCTCTACTGAAGTAATTCGGTCTGAAGAAAAGAAAAAACGGCGGCCTTTGTAATTTGTCGTAAAGTGGGCTCTCTGATCTTCCTGTCCATTGTTTTTAATAAATGAGAGGGGAAGTTTACATTTATTTAAATGAATAGAATCTTTTCGTTGATTTTGCATAATATGCACCTCTTTCTTAAATATATCATAGAGCATAATATGCAAAATATTGATTCTATGAGACAAAAGTATGGTAAGGGGCCTGTCAACACGGCTCCTTACCATAGAATATTATAGCAATTTGACTAAATTAAGAGATACTTGATTATAAAATGCAAACGATGTCTTGGTAACATAAAGATTATTGATTACATTAAGGGCTGTCTGGAATGCATTAGGTGTTACAGGGAAATCAGTGGAGCTCGCAGTGCCAGTTACATAAGCATGCCCCTGAGTATCTATTGCAATACCATTACTGACATCAGTATTGCTTCCTCCAAGGTAGGTATAATAAATCAGGCTAGATCCGTCTGGTGAGAATTTTGTTATAAATCCACTGCTACTAGTAGTACTTGGCAAAGTGGTTTGAAACGCACCAGGGGTAGAAGGTAAAACAGTGGACCCAGTTCTACCTGTGATATAAGCACTGCCTTGAACGTCAACGGCAATACCAAGACCCGCATCACCACTGCTGTTTTCCAAGAAGGAAGAGTATACCAGATTACCACCGCCAGGGGCAATTTTAGTAATAAATATACCTGTTAACGAGACATCCCCACTAAAGGCAGTGCCCCTTTTCTCATATCATCATAAATACCCCGTTACATTAACCGAAGCCTGCCTGTAAAATGCAAATCCAGTCCTTGTAACATAAGCATCAGAACTACCATTCAATGTCGTCTGATATGCCCCTGGAGTAACGGGGAAATTTGCAGAGGAGGTCCCTCCCCCTGTATATACAGCACCTTCCGACCCCAGAGCTATGCTAGATCCAGTATCACCTCCACTTCCACCCAAATAATAAGAAACAAGCAGGTGAGCTAAATCGGATGAGAGGATGCTGATGAACGAATTTGGAGCTCCAATTAATTCAGATGCAAGCACATTTTGAGTTGTTGGAAAGTTGGGAGAGGAAGTATGCCCTGTGACATAGACATGGCCTAGTTCATCCAGGGTAATACCAAAACCATCATCATGTTGGCTTCCTCCTAGATAAGTGGATCCAATCAGACTGTCTCCTCCTGAGGATAGTTTGGTAAGAAATGCGTCTGAGCCTCCGCCAATGGTTATTTGAAAAGCATTAGGTGTCACTGGAAAATCAATAGAAGTGGTTCTTCCAGTGACAAGAGCATGACCATGGTTATCTACAGCAATGCTGCGACTAGCATCATAAGAACTTCCAGATAAAAAGGTGGAGTAGACCAGTGTACTTCCATCTGTGGAAAGTTTCGTAACAAATGCTCCAGTACCGATTAGAGTGGTTTGAAATGCGCCCGGGGTTACAGGAAAATCAGTAGCACCGGTTAATCCGGTAACATAAGCGTAGTTATAAGAATCCAAAGCAATACCAGTACAGTAACCACTGCTGCTTCCTCCAAGGTAGGTGGAATAAATAAGACTTCCTCCGTCATTTGAAAATTTTGAAATAAAACCAACAGAACCTACTGGATTGGGAGAAGTCGTCTGAAATGCACCCGGTGTAGTGGGTATAATACCACCTTCACCTGTAACATAAGCAGAACCCTGAAAGTCTACAGCAATACCCAAAGCCCTGCTTCCCGCGTTTCCCAAAAAAGTGGAGTAAACAAGACTCTCACCATCTGCAGCAAGCTTACTCACGAAGATACCTCCAGCAGCAGTTTGAAACGCTCCAGATGTGATTGGATAATTAGCCGAAGTTGTTCCTCCAGTGACATAGGCACAATCTTGTGCATCCAAGGAAATTGCATTGCCAGTATCATTCCCACTACCCCCCAAATAGGTGGAATAGATAAGAGAACTGCCGTCGCTGGAAAACTTAGTGACATAAACATCTGTCGAACCAGCATTGGAGGTCTGGAAAGCACCAGGAGTTACCGGGAAATTAATTGAGTTTGTATATCCCACAGCATAGACACAGCCCTGCGTATCAACTGCAATACCACTGCAGCCATCAGTCGAGCTGCCTCCTAAATAGGTGGCATACGCAATGATTGGGTCAATGATAAGAGGCAGATCCTCCATATAGCTGCCAATCAGTTCAAAGCCAAGATAAAAACTACCATATAGTCGATAAACGCAGTCTACTGTTTTTCTTTCCCCTTCTATTTCCTGATAGGCAATGGGAGCCAAATCAGTTAAGGTTCCCATTGCATGATGAACCAGAAGGTTCCCTGTAGTGTCTATCTCCAGACTGTCTGCCCCTGCCCAATGAAGTCGGATGGAAGAAGCTAAGCTTGGAGAATCTAATAGCCAGTTCATTTTCAAACCATCTTTACTACCCGAAAGCTCCAAATCAACCCCATCCCAGACTCCCGGATATCGAAGCTCCTTATAATGAGGAACGCTATGGTTCCATTTTGTAGAATCATTTCCCCGGTAAAAATGGTGGTGTCCTGGAAGCTGGGATATGCCCTCAGGGGCAAGACTGGCATATGCATTTGTAAAAGAAAGCTCCAGGGCTACACCATTTCTTGGCTCATCAGGCTCAGTGATAGGGGCAGGAAAATCATCATCTTCTGGTATCGAATCCTCTATGGCTTCCAGCTCGACCAGGGTAATCCGGTCTGAGGAGAAGAAAATACGTTGGTTCTTAAGGCTGGTAGTAAAGTGCGCCCTGGAGTCCTCCTGTCCGTTGTTTACAACAAAAGAGAGAGGAAGCTTGATTTTATTTAAAGGCAATGGGTCTGCCATAATATTCTGCATAATTAACACCTCATAATCATTTATTTGATAGAGCATAATATGCAAAATATTCTTTCTTTGAGACAATCCTGACAAGGTGCCATTGCATGGTGGTTCTTACATTAATTCTCTAAAACAATCCGTCAATCTCAACGGAAGCCTGACGGTAAAAGGCAAACCCTGTTTTAGTCACAAATGCATCACTGGCTCCATTTAAAGTTGTCTGAAATGCTCCTGGCGTAGCGGGAAATTCTGCCGAGGTGGTCTGCCCTGTTACATAAACTGCACCTTCCGGCCCATTGGCAATGCTATAACCAATACCACTTCCTAAACGGTAAGAAACAATAAGTTTTGTCAAATCTGCGGAAAAGATACTGATATATATATTTGAACCTTCCTCTAATACAGAGGGTATTACTTCAGGGGTTAATGGAAAGTTGGGTGAAGTAGTGTATCCGGTCACATAAATATGGCCTTGCATGTCGCTGGTACATCCATAATTAAAGTCATAACCAGCTCCGCCTAGATAAGTGGATGCAAGAAGACTGTCTCCCCCTGGAGATAACTTAGAGATAAAAGCATCTGCTGATCCACCTCCATAGGTTGATTGAAATGCTCCAGGTGTTACAGGAAAACCATTTCCGAGTACGAATCCTGTAATGTAAGCATTACCAAGAGAATCTACAGAAATGTGCTGTCCGTAGGTACTAATTCTACCAGACAAAAATGTGGAGTAAATAAGTGAACTTCCATCAAGGGCAAGCTTTGTTACAAATGCGGTACCTGCAATGAAGTTTGTTTGAAATACACCTGGTGTTACAGGAAAATCAGGGGAACTGGTCCAGCCCGTGATATAAGCGTAGCCCTGAGCATCGACTGCTATGCCATTCATGATATCCTGACGAAGTCCTCCGAGGTAGGTGGAATAGATAAGGCTTCCACCGTCAGTAGAAAATTTGGTAATAAATCCAGTAACAAAGACATCTAATTTCGTAGTTTGAAATGCACCTGGAGTAACAGGAAAATTATTGTCAAGGGTAGAACCTGTAACATAAGCATGGTTTTGGGAATCAACTGCTATGCCGTTACCATACCCATTAACTGCGTTGCCTAAATAGGTTGAGTAAATCAAACTACCTCCGTCTGGTGCAAGTTTAGTAACAAATATACTTCCTACAGTAGCTTGAAATGCACCGGGGGTGATAGGGAAATCTGTTGAGCTGGTCTGACCTGTAACATAAACACATTCCTGTGTATCCAGGGAAATTGAGTTGGCGACATCATCCCCACTGCCTCCCAGATAAGTGGAATAAATAAGAGAGCCGTCATTGCTGGCAAATTTAGCAACAAATGCATCACCCCCACCTCCAGCGGTGGTCTGGAAAGCGCCGGGTGTCACAGGAAAATCAACAGAAGTAGTAGTTCCTGTAACATAAGCGCAACCCTCAGTATCTACAGCAATGCCTCTTGCTTCATCTGTTAAACTTCCGCCCAGGTAGGTGGCGTACGTTAGGATTGGGTCAATAATAAGCGGAATATTTTCCAAATAGCTGCCCGTGAGTTCAAAACCAAGTTCATAGTTTCCAAATAGTCGGTAAGCACAGCCTACTGGCTTTCTTTCCTCATCTATTTCCTGATAGGCAATGGGACATAAATCAGTCAATGTCCCTAAAGCATGGTGGACCAGTAAGTTTCCTGTGTCATCTATTTCCAGACTGTCAGCGCCTGCCCAGTGTAGGCGAATAGAAGAAGCTCTGTCTGGTCTTTCTATCACCCAGTTCATCTTCATACCATCATGACTACCCGAAACTTCCAAATCCACGCCTTCCCAGACAGCAGGATAGCAAAGCTCTTTATAATGAGGAACGCCATTGCTCCATTTTGTAGAGTCGTTTCCCTTATAAAAATGGTGGTATCCTGGCTGTGGCAGCACTCCCTCTGGTATAAGATTGGATTTCGCATTTACAAATGATAGTTCCACAGCCACACCATTTCGAAGCGTTTCTGACCCGGTTGGAAGCTCTGTTAAGTCAACTGGTTCTTTTCGTGGTTCCTCCATAGGTTCCAGTTCCACCAAAGTGATCCTATCGGAAGAAAAGAAAAGACGCCGTCCATTGTGGTTTGTAGTAAAGAGAGCCTTGGAATCTTCCTGACCTTTGTTTTTGATAAAAGATAGGGGAAGCTTCGTTCTATTATTGTTAAAAAGATTAGTCTTAACATTCTGCATGATTAACACCTCATAATTTCTTATTGATAGAGTACAAAAAGCTATTGTGTGGCGGTTCTAACGTTAATCTCTAAATTAGTCCTTCAATCTCAACGGAAGCCTGCCGGTAAAATGCAAACCCGGTTTTGGTTACAAACGCGTCACTGGCTCCATTTAAAGTTGTCTGAAATGCTCCTGGCGTGGCGGGAAATTCTGTCGAGGACGTCTGCCCTGTTGCATATACTGCACCTTCCGGCCCTGTAGCAATGCTATAACCAACTCCACTTCCTAGACAATAAGAAACAAGAAGTCTTGTCAAATCTGGGGATAAGATACTGATATATATATTTGAACTTCCATCGCGTATAGAAGGAATCACATCTGGTGTTAATGGGAAGTTAGGCGAGGTAGTAGATCCGGTGGAGAACATGCGGCCTTGCGCATCAATTGCTCCTCCCCGGTTAATTTCAGAACCATTACCTCCTAAAAAAGTAGAGGCAATAAGACTATCTCCGCCAGGAGATAACTTGGAAATAAACGTATTTTGGAGCCCTCCTGGATAGATTGTCTGAAATGCACCAGGTGTTACTGGAAAACTAGGCCCAATGACGAACCCTGTAACAGAGGCATTACCATAAGAATCCACAGAAATACTTTGTCCGTTTGAAACAGAGCTGCCAGACAAATAGGTGGAATAAATAAGGCCACTTCCATCAAGGGCGAGCTTTGTTATAAACGCGGAATTTACAGTGGCCGTAGTTTGATAAGCGCCTGGTGTTACAGGAAAGTCAGTGGAAGAGGTTATTCCTGTTACATAGGCGTAATCCTGAGCATCCACCACAATGTCATTGATGACATCCTGACCGCTGCCTTCCAGGTAGGTGGAATAGATAAGGCTTCCTCCATCAGAAGATAATTTTGTAATAAATCCGCTTTGAACCCCAAAATACGTAGTTTGAAATGCACCTGGAGTAACAGGAAAATTAAGATCACCGGTGTATCCAGCAACATAAGCATGGCCCTGAGAATCAACTGCGATTCCGTTTCCAGCTCCAGCTCCTGTAGACCCTAAAAAAGTAGAATAAATCAAACTACCTCCATCTGGTGCAAGCTTAGTAACATATATACTTCCACTAGAAGTTTGAAATGCACCAGGAGTAAAGGGGAAATCGGCTGAAGTTGTTCTACCTGTGATATAAGCATACCCCTCTGTATCCAAGGAAATGAAGTTGTCGGATTCAAAGCCACTGCCTCCCACATAAGTGGAATAAATAAGGGAGGAGCCATTGCTTGCAAACTTGGTAACAAATGCATCTGTGTTACCTCCATAGGTGGTTTGAAACGCACCGGGTGTTACAGGAAAGTCAACAGAAGTAGTAGTTCCTGTAACATAAGCACAGCCCTGAGTATCTACCGCAATCCCTCTTCCTAATTCTGTTAAACTGCCCCCCAGGTAGGAGGAATACGTTAAGATTGGATCAATGATAAGGGGAATATCCTCCAAATAGCTGCCTGTCAGTTCAAGACCAAGTTCAAAGCTTCTGTATAGCCGATAAACGCAGTCTACTGGTTTTCTTTCACCATCTATCTCCTGATAAGCGATGGGAGATAAATCAGTCAATGTTCCCAAAGCATGATGAACCAGCAAGTTGCCTGTAGTATCTAGTTCCAGACGGTCAGCACCTGCCCAGTGTAGTCGTATAGAGGAAGCTCTGTCTGGTCTGTCTAACACCCAGTTCATCTTCATACCATCTTGACTACCTGATATCTCCAAATCCACACCTTCCCATACAGCAGGATAGTGAAGTTCTTTATAATGAGGAACCCCATTTTTCCATTTTAGAGAGTCATTTCCCCGATAAAAGTGGTGGTATCCTGGCTGTGGCAATATTCCTTCTGGTGTAAGATCGGGATTGGAATTGACAAATGAAAGTTCCACTGCAACACCCTTTCGGGGATCATCTGGCTCCGGTACTGGTTCCTCCATAGGTTCCAGTTCCACAGAAGTGATCCGGTCCGAAGAAAAGAAAAGGCGCCGTCCTTTATGGTTTGAAGTAAAGTGAGCTCTGGAATCTTCCTGTCCGTTGTTTTTGACAAAGGAGCCGGGGAGTTTCGCCCTATACTCATTGAAAGGATTCGTATTCATATTCTGCATGATAAACACCTCGTAATTCTTTATTTATTGAGCCCAATGAGAAAAAATCTTTAAAACAATCCGCGAATCTCAACGGAAGACTGTCGGTAAAATGCAAACCCGGTTTTTGTCACAAAAGCATCACTGGTTCCATTTAGAGTCGTCTGATACGCTCCTGGTGTTGCAGGAAAATTATTAGAGCTGGTGTTACCTGATGCATATACTGCTCCTTCCGGTCCGATGGTTATATGATAAGCTCTTCCGGTCCCCAGGCAGTAGGAGACAAGAAGTTTTGTCAAATCTGCTGAAAAAATACTGATATACATATTTGATACTCCTTCTAAGATAGAAGGTATTACTTCGGGAGTTAATGGAAAGTTAGGCGAGGTAGTGTAACCAGCCACATAAATATGACCTTGCAAGTCAATCGCGCCTCCATAATTGACGTCTGCAACAGTGCCCCCTAAAAAAGTGGAGGCTATAAGACTGTTTCCACCAGGTGATAACTTGGAAGCAAAGGTATCTGTAAGCCCACCTCCATAGGTTGTTTGAAATGCACCAGGCGTCACTGGAAATCCAGGTCCGGAAGTGCGTCCTGTTATATAGGCATAACCCAGGGAATCTACAGATATGCTACGTCCGGTGGAGTTATTATTTCCAGATAAATAGGTGGAGTAAATAAGTGCACTTCCATCAAGTGCGAGCTTTGTTATAAATGCGGAACTTCCAGTACTTGTTGTTTGAAACGCACCTGGTGTTACAGGAAAATCTGTGGAAGAGGTAAGACCAGTGGCATAGGCGTATCCCTGAGCATCCACTGCAATGTCATTGATAATATCCTGACCAGTCCCCCCCAGGAAGGTGGAGTAGATAAGGCTTCCTCCGTCAGTTGAAAATTTGGTGATAAATCCACTACTATTAAGACCCAAATTCGTAGTTTGAAACGCACCTGGAGTAATAGGAAAATTAGTGTCAGAGGTATATCCTGCTACATAAGCATGGCCCTGAGAATCAACTTCAATGCCGTAACTATTTCCGATATCAATGCCACCTAAATAGGTAGAGTAAATCAAACTTCTTCCGTCTGGTGCAAGCTTCGTAACAAACATATATCCAGCAGTCGTTTGAAATGCACCGGGGGTAATGGGGAAATCGGTTGATCTGGTTCCACCTGCAACATAAGCACAATCCTGTGTATCCAAGGAAATGGAGCTGGCGATATCGCTCCCACTGCCCCCAAGGTAAGTGGAATAAATAAGGGAGGCGCCATCGCTTGAAAACTTGCTAACAATTGCATCTTGCACACCACTTAAGGTGGTCTGAAACGCACCAGGGGTCACAGGAAAATCAATGGAAGTAGAAAATCCGGTAACATATGCGCAGCCCCTAGTATCTACGGCAATCCCTCTTGCATCTTCTGTTAAGCTGCCCCCCAGGTAGGTGGCGTACGTCAGAATTGGATCAATGATAAGCGGAATATTTTCTAAATAGCTGCCAATGAGTTCAAAACCAAGTTCAAAGCTTCCATATAGCCGATAAACGCAGTTTACTGATTTTCTTTCCCCCTCTATTTCCTGATAGGCGATAGGAGCTAGATCCGTCAATGTTCCTAAGGCATGATGAACCAGCAGGTTCCCCGTGGCGTCTATTTCCAGACGGTCTGCCCCTGCCCAATGAAGACGAATGGCAGAAATTCTGTTTGGTTCGTCTAATACCCAATTCATTTTCAAGCCATCTTGACTGCCCGAAACTTCCAAATCCACGCCCTCCCAGACATCAGGATAGCGAAGTTCTTTATAATGAGGAACGCCATTGTTCCATTTGGTAGAGTCATTTCCCCTATAAAAATGGTGGTATCCTGGCTGAGGTAATATTCCCTCTGGAGTAAGATTGGAATTTGCATTTATAAATGAAAGTTCCACAGCCACACCCTTCCGAATTGTATCTGATTGGATTGGAAAATCTGTGAAATCATTTGGTTCCGGTATTGGTTCCTCCATGGCCTCTAGCTCCACGGAAGTAAATCTGTCAGAAGAAAAGAAAAAACGTCGTCCTTTATAGTTTGTAGTAAAGTGAGCTCTGGAATCCTCCTGACCGTTGTTTTTCACAAAAGAGAGAGGGAGTTTCGTCTGATATTTACTCATTGGGTCTGTCACAACATTTTGCATAATATACCCCCTATTTTCTAAAATTTCTATACAAAGAGATTGTATGCTAAAATCATAATTTATGTGAAA